CTTTCCCATTGAATGCCAGTCTGCATAAAGTTGTCGTTGTCTCTAGCATAGAAAAATCCAGGATCTGGATAATAGAATTCTTTTCTATCAGTACAGGTATATCCAAACAGTACTAAACTATCCGGATAATTGAGAATTTCTCTAGTTAAGATCCTAAGACTCCTAGAATTGCTACCGCCCGACATTGCAAAATTATAACAAGGAATGCCCAACTTTTCAGCTAGTTGGTTGGCAAAGGAGAATCGTTTACTATGATCATCCGCTGCTTGGATGGTAAGTTGTCCTTGAGCTACTTTTCGATAATGAACTTCTAGTTCCGGGACTGCTTCGCAGCCTGCAACATTACTGTCACCAAACGCTAGGATTGATCTAAATTTTATCATCACGTATTTAATTTGATATATAAAGAAAAAGGAAATATCATGGCAATACGAATTTTAGTAATGGGTCTCCCTGGTTCTGGTAAAACTTATCTTGCACAGCATATCTTAGAGCATCTTCAATCTGAAAAGAAAACAGTGATGTGGCTGAATGCAGACGATGTCCGTAAGAAATACAATGATTGGGATTTCAGTCACGAAGGTCGAATACGTCAAAGCCTGCGCATGCGGGAACTAGCAGATAGTTATGACACAGATTATGTTATCTGTGATTTTGTGGCTCCGTTGGTAGAGATGCGCAATAATTTTAAAGCGGACTGGACTATTTGGGTCGATACCATCCGCGAAGGTCGCTATGCAGACACTAATGCCATGTTTATCGAACCTGAATTATACGATTTCCGCATCACAGAACAACGTGCAGAAAAATGGGGAGAGTTCATTGCTGCGCATATTCTAGACGATCGCAGACGTCCTAGATTTGATTGGAAGAAAGAAACTGTTCAAATGCTTGGGCGGTGGCAACCTTGGCACGACGGACACCGTGCTCTGTTTGAGAGATTGTTGTCTAGAACAGGTCAAGTTATTATCCAAGTACGCGATGTTCAGGGGTGGCAGGGCAGCAACCCTTTCGAAGTTGAAAAAGTAAAAAAGTTTATTCGACGAGACCTCGACCCGCTATATCAAGGTCAATATGAAATACAGGTTGTTCCTAACATTGTACACATTGGCTGGGGACGCGGAGTGGGTTATACTTCAGGCGAAGAAACATTCGACGAAGCAGTAACCGACATAAGTGCCACAAAAATACGTAAGGAATTGGGGTTTGAATAGGTATCGAACTTTATTTAAAACCATTACATGGCGAATAACCGGAAGCACTAGTACATTTACTATCGCCTACTTAGTGACAGGCAGTATTGGTCTTAGTTCTGGAATCGCTGTCATACAGATGATAGTTAATACCTTATTATATTATCTTCACGAAGAGATTTGGAATCGGATAAAATAATCATGCCTACTGTTGTTTACCACAGCGATATAAATTTAACCTTTATCCATATTCCTAAAAATGGCGGAACCAGTATAGCAGATTGGATTATCGAACATCGCAAAAATGCTAACATAATCAAATTTTGGAATCATGAAAAACTAAGTGATCTATCAGATGTCCCTGATCTAGGTTTTAAGTTCGGAGTAGTGAGAAACCCTTGGGATAGATTAGTTAGTATCTATCATTATCTTCCCAAGATGAATCAGCATGCTGTAGGCGAACACGTTGATATCGATCTAGCCCAGCAGTGGATGTTAGAGACTAACGGGTGGAAAGTAAAATATCCAAACTTTGATCAATGGATTGAAAATTTTCCTAGTTATAAACTTACTAACTGTTCACTGTGGACAGCTATGACCCAACAGCACGAATGGTTCAATCCGGGAGTAGATCTAATAATTAGACTAGAAAACATACAAGAGGATTTTAAAAAGATACAAGAATTATTTTATTCCGACGATCCACTAACAGTTTCTAACATCACACAGCGAAATAAATATCAAGATTACTATAATAGTAAAACCAAAGATCTAGTAGCATCCTGGTTCCGCGAGGATATAAATCTTTTTGGTTATGAATTCTGAAAAAATGAAAAAAATTATTGCGGTATTAAGTATACCAAGAACCGGGTCAACTCTTCTAATGGTTCAGTTGAATAGTGTTTTCACCGGCATTAGGAATCTAAGCGAACTTTTTAATATGAAGCAGACTAGTAATCTAGTAGCCAGTCTGAGAAATGACGAAAGAAGAAAATTAGAAAATCTATTAGGCATAGGACTAGATGATGAGGAGTTAATTGATCAATTAACTCAAGATCCTGTAGATTTTATAACAAAACTAAATCAATCTATTGATGAAGTCATAATGTTTAAGATTCAGCCCTTGCAGGTCAACTTTTCTCAAATTTTAAGAATATTAGCAATTCCAGAAATAGAGGTTATTGTTCTAGAAAGACGCAACTATCTTGAAGAATATGTCAGCTTACTCAAACTTATTAAATACGACGCCAGTCATAATCAAGAAACTGATTTTTTAAAAGTTGATATCGACTTCGAATCCTTTGTTGAACACACTGCGTTTTCTCAAGCATGGTATCAAGGCATACGTGATTATTGTAGATTTTTAAACAAAAATTTTTTAGAGATCAGCTACGAAAAACATCTAGTAAAGATATCCGAAGAAAGATTTATGCCTGTGTTTGTCGAATGGTTTAACTCAGTTGGATTCAAATTGAAACGCAGACGTTGGGTTAAGCCTTTCTATTTTAAAATGAACAATTCTCCAATACAACACAGTATAAAAAATTGGAAAGAAGTTGAGACTAGACTGATAAAATATCAAGATTTTTTTAATAAAAAAAAGTAATATACTAATTTTGGTGCCGCCCCCAGGGATCGAACCTGGTTCCTCGGTGCTTCAAACCGGTGCTATGACCACATCAGCTAAAGCGGCATTGGTTTTTATAGTCCATCGAATATTTTTTCTTTTAATTCTTCAAGGGGTGGCCAATCAGGAGTTGTTCTAATTGCCATAATAACTCTATTCACTGGTTCGGCCATAACCATATCGTGTGGTTGATTGACACGTAAAAATGTAGCTGAATCTAGTCGATGCTCGTGTACTAATGTTGGAGGGGTATTCCAAGTTATCATTTCTTTAGACATATCTGTACCGCCAGCTGGTGCTAATGTATAATTACCATCGTACCACCTAGTTATTCCGCTACCGCCATTTAGTATGGGAATATTCAAACTAGTAAGTTGTATACTCTTTTTCATATATCCATCAACATGCATACGCATTTTCCATCCTTGAGTGGCTCGGAACAGGAATGCCCTATTAACTTCGCATTCAATATTCCACCGTAATTTTAGTTCTGGGATTAAGACTGCTGATACAGAATTAAGATATATTTCATCAACCAGTTGATACCAAGGATTAAATTGTTTATCCCATGCATTGTACCCTATTGTTTTTAATTCTTCTAAACAATTTAATTGCACAGGTAAGGTGTACAGTATTTTAGAGGGATTGATCATAAAGATATTTATAAGTTAGATATGGTACCAACATGGGGAGTCGTACGGGAATCGAACCCGTGATAGCGGAATCACAACCCGCGGTTTTACCACTAAACTAACAACTCCGTGGTTATATTAATCGTGTGAGGAATTAAATCTTTACAGATTTTTGAGATGATTCTTTTATTACGGTGCTATCTTTTACCAATGCATCTCGACGCATTTTAAATAGTCTTTGTTCATTGATCCGGTGCACAATGAGATATTCTACGCCGTCGATGACATCGATTTCGTAAGGATTGTCGCAGATAACTCTCTCACTGTTTAATCGATTCTTAAAAATAATAGATTTCATTCTACTCTCCTAAATGTGCGCCAATCATCGATGTTTGGTTTTTCATCTGCATCATATGTCCAGCCTAACGCCTTCATCATACGATGTTTGACCAGCAGATTGGGACTGCGGAAACGTTCTGTGTCATCAAAGCCCATCATGACTCCCACTTCACAGACTGCACCACTGCGACAGATGCCTGCATAGCAATGCACAACCACATTCATTCGATTGGCCAAGGCATGTTGCAACAAGCGAACAAGTTCGTTGGCCTGCTCTTGACTGCAACGCATGGCTTCGTCCAGTACATGATCTTTTTCTTCTACATCAAGAAACTCAAAGTCATGACGCTCTTTGAATTGGTGACGAGCTTCAGGTCTCCAACTACCTGGATCAACAATACTGATTAGCATACTATTTTCGCCAGCCGCATGATGGAATCCGGTGGGAATATCTGCAGCCGCTACATTTTCAATCCATGGCATTTTAGAAACTCCTTACATTCTATAAGTAACTCGCCCCTTGGTTAGATCATATGCGCTGACTTCTACTTTAACTCTATCCCCGAGGATGATTCGAATCTTATGCTGTTTGAGCTTGCCGCCCATATAACACAATATGATGTGTTGGTTATCGAGTTTTACCCTAAACATATTTCCCGGTAATACTTCTTCCACTTGTCCTGTTAATTCGATAATATCTTCTTTTGACATGTTAATCAGCACCAATCATACGTTTTTTCTTTTCGTTTATTTCCTGACAGCTAATACACATAGTACAGCCCCGAACGGCTAGTCTACGTGCCAGCGGAATTTCATCACCGCAATCCTCACATTCCTCTAGACTAGGACCTTTAGGCATCTTGGCACGAATCGCTTCAATGGCATTGAGGTGCAAATGTATACTGTGAAGTTGGGCCATTTCGGCTTCTTCTTCGTTATTATATTCAAAATCATTATCGGGCATACTGATCCTAATTAATTAAGTAAAACTATTATAACATGTTAATTGAAATGTGTCAACATGGCCGGCCCTGAGAGATTCGAACTCCCAACCTCCAGTTTCGAAGACTGGCACTCTATCCGATTGAGTTAAGGACCGATGACTTGGCAGAGGGTAAAGGAATCGAACCTTTAATAGCGGAATCAAAATCCGCGGTTATACCATTTAACTAACCCCCAACATCTGGTGGTAATAGCTGGACTCGAACCAGCGATAGACTGCGTATGAAGCAGTTGCATTAGCCGCTATGCTATATTACCGTGGTAGGACGTGCGGGATTCGAACCCGCCACCAATAGATTAAAAGTCTACTGCTCTACCAAATGAGCTAACGTCCCGTTGATTGGTAGCCTAAGGTGGGAACGATCCACCGACCTACCGCTTATCAAGCGGTTGCTCTACCACTGAGCTACTAGGCTGTTATTGGTGGAAGCGGTGAGATTCGAACTCACGGACCATTTCTAGTCGACAGTTTTCAAGACTGTTGCAATAAACCGGACTCTGCCACGCTTCCGTAACTTGGTACCCGTATTAAGGGTGCGTTGGAGTGAGGAGTCGGATTCGAACCGACGGTTTTAGAGTTTTGCAGACTCTTGCATTGGGCCTCTCTGCCATCCTCACAATCTAATTAGGTGTAGGGTTTCCACCTACTTCCACTTCGTTTTAAAGTCCGCGTGTCCAGGACTCTTACATTGTAGGGCCGTTGCCGTTCCTAAAACTCACACTTCCGCCCTCAGCTTCAATGCGAGCAATCACATCTTCAAACAAGATAGGAGCAAAGTCCGGGGTCTGTTCTACACAAACGCAATGATAACGAACATCGTTTTCATCACTGTATAAAACTTCGCCAGTTCTAGCATCAACGCCACGAGCCCGCTTCACGCGGTTAGCATGAGTATGACCGTGAATGTTAGTGCCAAAACGGCCTAAGCTGTCTGCGTGTACAGGGATATGACTTAAGATCATGCCGTTCATAACATGGTATGCACGTAACTCTCTAAAGTACTGCCTGTACTCCACATCTGGGAAGATGTCGTGGTTACCACGGATTAAGACCTTGTCGCCGTTTAAGCGACTCATGATCTTTAAAGCCTTTCGGTTAATAACAACGTCACCTAAGTGGTACACCTTGTCAGTAGGCTTTACCCTTTCGTTCCACGCCTTGACCATTGCTTCATCCATTTCTTCTGCAGAGTCCCATGGGCGAAGTTTTGTAACACCATCGTTGCGTGTGAAGCGGCAGACACCAGTGTGTCCAAAGTGCGTATCGCTGACTAAAAATACACTAGGCATCTTGCCCTCCTTTCGTTTGTTAATGGTACCTCGGGCGGGAGTCGAACCCACATTGGCCAATTATCTGTTGCACACGGGATATAAATCCGCTGTTTTACCATTAAACTACCGAGGTGAAAATTGGAGCGGCATACCAGGCTCGAACTGGTGACCTTCTGCTTGGCAAGCAGATGTACTACCAACTGTACTAATGCCGCATTATCTTGTTACTGAATATTCGTAGTTCACTGTGTTTTCGTTTTCACGTAAAACAGCAGCTCCGTTTTTTAGATGAAACTTTTTAGCCATTTCAGTTTTAGGACTTAAAGTTACGAATCGTTCTACTGTGGGATACAGTTTCTGTATCTGTTCAACTGTTTGAAACAGTAGATCAGCTGCTGCGCCAGGGGCATAACTCCAGATGGTATAGAAGATAGCAGTTGTAGGACTTTCTGCCGCTTGCGCTAGATCTTCTACTGTCTGTGGCACGAAATCGTGTAAGCTAACACAAACCATTGCTCTTGGAGTTTCTTCTACCAAGGCGCTGACAAACTTATTCTTTGATACACGAAAATCCACAGGAATTTCGGGACGCACAGGATCGTCTTTGATATACTCAAGTAATGGATCTGTGATATTCGTGATAAAGTTAAGCATGATTTCCTCTGTGTTATATGCGTACTTATCTCAATACGCAAAAAAATATATTAATATGGTACTCGGTACGAGAATCGAACTCGTCTTTCCGCCTTGAAAGGGCAGCGTCCTAACCGATAGACGAACCGAGCAAATTTTTGGCATACCCCCAGGGACTCGAACCCCGACCGACAGTTTTGGAGACTGTAATGCTGCCATTACACTAGGGATACATGGTGCCTCGTGCTGGAGTCGAACCAACTACATTCGCCTTGTAAGGGCGACGTTCTACCGGTGAACTAACGAGGCAAATACAAAATGGTCGGAGTACAAGGATTCGAACCTTGGACCCTCTGGTCCCAAACCAGATGAGCTA